CACTACGCCAAGGACTGGATTCAGGACGCCGTGAAAAAGCCAGGCGACCTTCACAAGAAGCTCGACGTGCCCGAGGGAGAGAAGATCCCTGAGAGCGAGATCGAGAATGCTGAGAAGACAGGGGACAAGAATCTGAAAGAGAAAGCTCAGTTTGCTGAGAACGTCAAAGGACTAGGCAAGGGCAAGAAGAAGTCTAAGAAGGACAAGAAGAAGAACAAGGACAAGCCGCCGTGGCTCAAGGATGACGACGACGCCGATGACCATGGTGGTCCGAGTGATCATGATGCAGATGATGAGATGAGCTTCGCAGCTAAGACCGCAGCCCCTGGTAACACGGGCTTGTCGGGACCATCGCCCAAGATGGACAAGGCGCGCTGGACACCCAAGAGCGTTCAGCCCATCGATGTCCCGAGCAAGCGCCATCCGACTGTGCAGAAGGACATCACGGAGGTCATGCCCAAAGAGAATGAGGGTCCTCCCGGAGATGCCAGCAAGATCAAGGAGATCAACGCGCTGACGACACAGGAGTCACTACCTACGGCCACCGGCATGGACGACTCGGGCTTCAACTCGGACAAGAACACTGGCACCAGTGGTCCGACCAAGACATGGGGCACTGACGGGCGCGAAGCAGATCCCGTGCGTTCTGAGTCCTTGGAGGCGTAAATGCCCCTCAGGTTCAACAAAGTAGAGCGCGACGAATGGCGCTCACGTATGGCTGGCAAGTCGCATACCTGTGAGGCATGCTGCGCTGGCAACTGCAAGGACTGCTCTGGCACCTGTGACTGCTCTGACTGCCATGGCACTAAGGATGCAAGCGTCCTTGACGCGCTGGAAAGCAAGACAGCGGCCTTTCCGCCTGATCTACAGGAGGGCGATCTGCATCCCGATTACCCGCCCGAGGATGATTATCTGGAGTCTGAGGGTGGCCAGTGCCCGATGTGCGGCGGACCTAGCACCATGCTTGGGCAGCTAGGCAATCGCGTTCACTACCGTTGCCGCAACTGTGGCATGGATCACTCTTCTGAGGGCCACGGACGCGAGCCCGACGAATACGAAGAGATCCCAAGCGTCGGCGACAATGCAAATTTCCATGCGCATGTTACATTCAAGCAGTCTGCTCCAATCTTCAATGAGCCGTTCATTCCACACGCTGAGCAGGCAGCGCAGGCAGCGCCTCATCTCCAAGCGCCAGCAGCAGAGTCGGGGTGGGGAGCCTTGCAGCCATGTCGCAATTGCGGTCACGCGATGCAGACTTTCCAGGGCCAGCATGGCGCGATGTGCCCTAACTGCGGCCACGAGGAAGGGATCATGGCGCAAGCCAAGACCGCCGACGCATCGATGCCACCGGAATCTGTTCCGTACCAGCAGAAAGAAACGGCTCTCCCGTACAACCCCGAGGCATACGAGAGTGGGGTCGCAGACATGCACCCGGCAGCGCAGTACACCTATCAGCGCGCAGTAGCGCAGGGCGCGGACCCTCAGTCGGCATACCAGGCGGCACAGGAGAAACAGGGCGAAATGGGTAAGCGTACCCAGGAAGGCCAGAACACCGAGGGTGTTCAGATCCCTGTTATCAACACCAGTTACCATGGTGACCAGACCGGATTTGTCTCGTCTGCCACCATCAAGCGTATTTCGCACCTAATACCTTAGTCGATTCTGTAACTCGCACAAGCATGTGAGTCTGCTATAGTCAACTGGTGAATGGGCTCCAAGCGAGCTTCATTCCAAGGGGTAATAGGCGATGGCAAATGGCTGACTACGATTCACAGCGATTGAACCAGGAGTTGGACCGACTCCGACGCAACGGCCTCGTCATGCCGCGTCACTCTGGTCGTGCCGCCAAGTCATACGGTGAGGCAGTTACACAGACGCGCGCCATCCAGAAGGCGGCAGGTGTTGGTCTGGAGAACCTGTCATACAGCGTGGGCCGCACCATCACAGGAGGGGAGGATCTCGAATCGCCCGAGGTCCAGCGCATGCTCAAGGAAAACCAGGCGAAGATGCACGCGATGGGGCAGAAACGCAACCTGTCCTACCGTGGGGAGGGATCGGGCGGTCGAGCAGGCTTCCGTCGCACAGGCGCGAGTATCGTGCCGAGCGGCACCGACGCACAGAACGCCATCCCGCGCTTCTACGACCCGCTTGAGTACTGGGACCTCTCGGGCCTCCCGTGGAACGTCGCAGACGAGGGCCACCGTCACAAGCTCCACAAGTGGCTGCGCCTGTACTACGCCACCCACTACCTGGTGCCGACGCTCATCGACATCTTCACCCGCTTCCCGCTCATCGGCATGGAGTTCGAATGCAAGGACCACGCGCTCACGGACATCTACGAGGAGATTTTCATGCGCAACCTCAAGTACGACGAGTTCTTCGTCTCACTGGGACGCGAGTACTGGTGCGTGGGCGAGGCGTTCCCTCTCGGCTCTTTCGATGAGGATCTCGGCGTCTGGGAGCACGAGGAGTTGATCAACCCGGAGGACGTGGTGATCGACAACTTCCCGTTCCTGAACACGCAGCAGTTGAAGATCGTCCCGCCTGACTACCTGCGCCGCATCGCTCAGACGAAGAGCCCTGCGCGCGAGTGGTACCAGCTACAGGAGCACTTCGCCGACCTCATCCCGTACCTGCTCAAGGGCGAGCACATCCCGATCTCTCCAGTCATGATTCGCCAGGTCGCCAACAAGATGAACAACTGGGACGACCACGGCACGCCGATCCTCCTGCGCGGACTCCGTACGCTGCTCTACGAGGAAAAGCTCCTGGCCTCTCAGGAAGCTATCGCCGAGCGTCTGTACTCTCCCCTCATCCTAGCCAAGCTTGGCATCATGGACATGGGCGAGGGCCTGCCTCCGTGGATTCCGACCCCTGCCGAGCTTCAGTCCGTCCGTGACGACCTCGACATCGCGCTCGCGTCGGACTTCCGCCTCATGGTCCACCACTTCGGGCTCGACATCACGTCGGTCTTCGGGCGTGAGCAGATGCCTCGTCTCGGCGATGACTTCGACCGCATCGAGCGCCGCATCATGCAGGTCTTCGGCGTCAACCCGTCGCTGCTCAGCGCGGGCTCGAACTCACAGCCGTACGCATCGAGTGCCCTCCAGGCCGAGTTCATGAATCAGATCCTCAAGACCTTCCAGAACATGCTGAAGGCCCACTACCGCGAGCGTGCTCTCGTGGTCGCCGAGGCACAAGGCCACCAGGACTACGAAAAAAAGGGTCAGACGCGCGTGCCGATCTTCGAGAAGGTCGTCGTCTATGACGAGGAAGGCAACAAGCAGATCAAGGAGGTCCCGAAGCTGCTCGTGCCGGACTTGACCTTCGCCACCTTCGACCTCCGCGATGAGGCCACCGAGCGTCAGTTCCTCATGGAGCTTCGCCAGATGGGCGTGCAGATCCCGAACGCCGACCTGCTCATCGGCATGGACTGGAACTGGAAAGAGAAGAACGAAGAGGCGAACACCGAGTTGAAGGAGCAGACCATTGCTCAGCAGCGCGCGAAGATGGAGACGTACTACGCGCTCACGGTCAAAGGTCTGCCGGTGCCGCTCGACCTCAAGGCCGAGTGCGAGAGCGTCCTCATCCACGGTCCCGGCTCAGGCGGGGGAGCCCCGCAGGGCGTACAGCAGGGCGGAGGGGGCGCACCCCCAGGCGGAGCGCCTCCAGGAGGCCCAGGAGGACCCCCAGGACCGGGCGCGCAGGTTATGCCACCACCACCCCCAGGACTAGGCCCTGGTCCCGGCACAGCGCCCCCAGGAGGCGGAGCACCGCCGACAGCACCGAACCAGGCTGGACCTCCCGGCAACGTCCCTCCCGTGAGCAACGAGCGCCGACCGGGCCTGACCTACAACACGTCGAACGAGGGCAACGTCATCGGCCTGAGCGTACGCGAGGGATCAGAGCTTGATGCCTTCCTCGCGGAGCACGAGCTTGGCGTTCCGTTCGTGGACTACCTTGTGGACCACTACCGGGGCAAGGAGCTTGAGCGCATCTCGAAGAAAGCCCTGAACGACCTCTACAAGAAGTGGCCGAAGCACGCCAAGACCTACCAGGAGCGCGTGTCAAACGAAGTGGCTGGCAAGCTCGCAGCGCTCGCGCAGGAGGCCGAGCGGGAGGCCGCTGCTACACTGGCTGAGCCAGAGCAGGAATTCGTGCTCAAGGACAATCAGAAGCTCACGAAGCGTGGCAAGCAAGAGGTCATCATCGAGACACCGAGACGGAGAGATCGCGTGAGGGTAGAGCTTCCAGAAGACAAGCGCTACGCGATGTTCGACTCGTTGCACTCAGAGGACTTCAAGGCCATCGAGCTAGACGACATAAAGGAGAAGGGCGTTGAGCCATCAGACACAGAGTCAACTTGACCAGCCAGGGGTCGCCGAGTTCATCAAGCAGATGATCGGAGCGGGCGAGACGAACGCAGGAATCGTCAATCACCTATGGTCCTCCCAGTATCGCATCTCCACCACTAAGGATTCCATCCGCCGCTTCCGCAAACGACACGATCTTCAGCCGCCTCCCACGCAGGGCCGTCCCGGCATTCGCTACGGCGACAACGGCGAGGCAGACCTGACCGGGAGCACCAAACCGGGACTCGACCTGGACAACCCCGATGTGATGCTTGAAGAGCGCGGTCTTGATCCCGCCGAGTGGCTCATCGACAGCGCCACGGTCAACGAGTGGGATGGACCGAGCCAGGAGGGTCCGGTCACCTACCACCAGGCCAAGCTTCACATCAAGCGCAAGCGTCCCGAGCTACAGATTTTTGCCGCGCGCACGGACGGCTGGAAAGCCCCGCCGATCCACGAGCCGCTCACGAAGGGTCAGTCCCGGCTCATTGTTGTGACTGGCGATGAGCAGTGCCCCTTCCACGATGAGAACCTGCACTACCTCTTCACGGCCTGGCTGGAAAAGAACAAGCCGGACGAAGGCGTGGCCCTCGGTGACAAAGTGGACTTCCCGGACATCAGCCGTCACAGGCTGGACCCGGAGAACACCGCCAAGGTCAACGAGTGCGTGCAGTCGGCGTACGATCTCTGGCGCGCTCGCCGAGCCGCGAGCCACAATACGAAGTGGCTCTTCATGCCAGGCAACCACGACGAGCGCATCCGCAACATCCTCCTGGACAAGCCATCAGTGCAGCCGCTCTACGGGCTGAAGATGGCGGACACTCCCGATGAGGATGGCGCGCCCGTGATCACGCTGCCGCACCTACTCCGCCTGGATGAGTTGAACATCGAGTACGTGGACCCCAAAGGTCCCTACGACCTCGCACAGATCAACCTCGGTCGCAAGCTCGCGGTGCGCCATGGCTGGATCGCACGGCAGGGTTCTGGCGTCTCTGCGCTGGCCACCCTGGAGCACCTTGGATACAGCGTCATCGTCGGGCACACGCACCGCAAGTCGCTCGTCTACAAGACGACCCACGACATCGAGGGCGACACCACCACCCTGGTGGGAGCCGAGGCAGGCTGCATGTGCCGTATCGATCAGCAGGTGCGCGACGGACGCAAGTTCCCGGACTTTTCAGTTTGTCCTGATTGGCAACAGGGATTTTTGACTGTTGTAATGCACCCTGATGGGCTTTTTCAAATCGAGCACGGTACGTATGTAAATGGGACTTTGATTTGGCGCGATCAGGTATACCGATGATCAAGATTTGTTCAAGTTGTAAAGAGGAGCGGAGCGACTTCGGGAATAGCTCTCGATCAGAGGATGGCTTTCGTTCTCAATGCAAGGAATGCGAATCTACG